CCCTCGGTGGCAGGGGCATAACCGCAGGAATCATCACAGGCGGTATGTCCGCAGGGCTGACCCTCAACCGCTGCCACGTAGCCGCAGTCCTCGGTATGAATCAAATTGCCGCTCTCGTCCGTTTCTGCGCAGTCGCACAGGACTTCGTACACCACTTCCACATAGCCGCAGCTCTCGTTATGGACATGGCCGCAGGGAACTTCTGCGGTTCCCTCGCTGTAGCCGCAGTCTCCATGGACATGGTGGCAATCCAGCTCCATGGTGATGCACCCGTTATCTACGGTGCATTCATGGGTGCAGCCCTGTTCGCATTCCGTTCCACACTCATGCAGACAATTCAGGATTTTATAGCAATCCTCGCTATGCTCATGGGTACAGGCACTTCCTGCGCTGCCCTCGCGGTAACCGCACTCGGCGGTATGCTCGGTGTGATGCTCACACAGATTGTCCGTAGTGACAGCAAAGGCCGGTAACGGTACGCTGGACAACACCATATTCAGCGCAAGCAGAGCGCTGATTCCTTTCTTAATCCATTTCATCTTATCCATACGCATTTCCTCCTTGGGGAAATATGAGAAGAGGAATTCCCTCGTTATTTCTTTGATTGTAGCAGCTTAAGCAGAGCATCTTTCGCTGCGGATTCGGTTTCCTGGGCTGGGGCACGGAACAGGTAATCTAATGTATCGTTCCAGCAGAACAGGGTGTAGTCCTCGGGCTGGATGGTTTTCAGTTTACGATACAGTTTCCGGCATTGCCATGGTGCCAGCTCATGCAGGTCAGTCAGATAGGTGAATTGCAGAAGCTCCGCCATATCCTCCAGCAGAGTTGTCTTAGGTGTCGATTTCATACCCATCGTCCAATCATCTAATCATAATAATCGTCTGAACAGCAGCTTTATTCTTCCAAAAGCCGACTGTTTTCACTGTCGATATACTCTGTAAACTCAGTGAAAATTCTTCGCCCAATATTGCCATAGTCCATGACAAGGACCTTGTCGATCTTCATCTTCCGAACATCCGCCGGGACGTTATATAGTGTCATAATCTGGTTCAGCGCTCCGGCGATCCGAGTCTCCAGAGAAGCAGAGGCGGGCGTTATCATCAGGGTAGCATATTCAATGCCGGACACCAGAGTTTCCGCTTCTGCGAAATCCTCTTCGTTCCAGCCTGTGCAGTATTCGCCGAACACCTCTTTGGCTCTGCGGGTATCGCTCTTGCGAATGATTTCCAGACACATGGGATTGGTGTAGGAAGAAAGGTAGAAGTCCTTGGCAATTTCATTTTCCTCACAGATGGCTGCCATGGCTACCAGCTCCAGACAGATTGCCATGAGAGAGGTTTTACCCTCATCAACTGTCTGATTCATCATCTGCCACTGGAAGTCACACAGTTTTTCCACCAGGAGCGCCAGAAGATGTTCCTTGGTAGGATAGTAAAAGGTAATGTGGCCTGTGCTGATGCCCAGCTCCTGGGCGATGGCCTTGACGGAGGTATTGGAAAAACCCCGTTCCAGGAACATCCTGTTCGCAACACGTACCATTGCCATCTTGATAGCGTTGTTCACTTTCTTCCGAGCCACTTGGCCACCTCCTACTGATGGACTACGAAAAATGGGCACAATAACCCTATTTTTATTCACAGTAATCTTAGCACGCATCCAACAAAAAATCAATATGTAAGGAACCTCTCGGGTGTGTTTTTTTCATATTTTTACCGATGAAGTGGCGAAGGGCGGGGCTGTTTCTCCTTGCACAACTCCGGCTGAAATGGGTTGAGGCCATCGGCGGCTTACAATGAAAAATAGGAATAATTAAAAAGTGGACATACCTGACCGAAAAATGGACATACCAGTTACCTTTAATTACAATGTATAGCAGCATAAAACAGAACCAGGCTCTGAGGAGGTGATCTGACACCCCCACAGAGCCTGGTTTCGTTAAATCGTATCGAAAAACCTTTGTAAATCAAGGGTTTTCAAAAAGAAATTGGACACCCACCTTGATACGCATTGTATCAAAATAGGTGTCCAATTATGCACCGGTTAGGCTAAATCTGTGTATCTGCCTAAAAACGATGAAAACCATTGATTTTACTGGCTTTTTTGATATAATGTGTTTATCTCTCTAACAGCAGCCAGCCCGTGAAAAGTAGGCTAAATGCCAAAAATGAGGTGACGCCATGGAAAATACACCGAAGATCCGAACCGTTAAAACCAACTACCATCTACCCTCATTATACCAGAAAGTAGGCATTTACTGCCGTGTCAGCTCCATGGCACAAACGCAGATGGGCAGCCTGGCACAGCAGGCATCTTTCTTTGTGCGGATGGTGGCCAAGCGGTACGACTGGCAGCTTGAGGATATTTATATTGATGTAAAAAGCGGTGAGACTACAGGCCAGCGTACCGAGTTTCAACGGATGCTGGATGACTGCCAGAGCGGTAAGCTGGATATCATCCTGACCAAAAGCATCAGCCGCTTTGGGCGCAATACAGAGGATACCGTCAAGGCTCTGCGTTTGCTGAAGGCAGCACGAGTAACGGTGATCTTCGACGCAGAAAATCTGGACACAGCTTCCAGCGATTCCGAGCTGATGATCTCGATTCTGTCTGCCTATGCAGAGGCAGAGAATGACAGCAGACGCAAAAACCAGTATTGGTCTATTGTCAAACAGTTGGAGAACGGCACCTCCAGTATGTACAACCGGGCTTGCTACGGCTACAGGAAAGGTGATGCCGGTGAGCTGCTGATCGACCAGGAAGAGGCAGCGGTCGTGCAGGATATATTTAATATGTATCTGTCCGGCTCCAGTATCGTGGGCATTCAGCGGGAGCTGGAGCGTCGGGAAATACCGTCACCCACAGGCAAGGCAAAATGGTGCAAGCGCAGTCTGGACACCATGCTCAGCAACGAAAAGTACATGGGCGATGCTGTCGTGTTCAAGACCTATACTAAGAAGAATGTCCGGGTTCAGAACAAGGATGGCAGCCATGATAAGTATGTGATCAGCGGCAATCATCCCGCGATCATTTCCTCCGAGATGTTCCAAGCCGTCCAGGAGGAGAAGAAGCGCAGGAGCAATGTTGAGAAAGGTGAATCCGGAGTCCGGCGGAAGGAAACCAAATATAGCTCCAAGCGAACAGAAGCCCCCTCTGAAGAATAATATATAGCCTAACTACTATTCTGGAAGAATCGCAGAAAGTAGTTAGGCTAAGTTTGGAAAGAGGAATAATTAAAAAGTGGACATACCTGACCGAAAAATGGACATACCTCCGACTTTTCGTTAAAAGGTATAGCAGCATAAAACAGAACCAGGCTCTGAAGGGATGATTTTACACCCCCACAGAGCCTGGTTTCGTTAAATCGTATGGAAAAACCCTTGCAAATCAAGGGTTTTCAAAAAGAAACTGGACACCCACTTTGATACTCGTTGTATCAAAATAGGTGTCCAATTATGCACCGGTTAGGCTAAATCTGTGTATCTGCCTAAAAACGATGAAAACCATTGATTTTACTGGCTTTTTTGATATAATGTGTTTATCTCTCTAACAGCAGCCAGCCCGTGAAAAGTAGGCTAAATGCCAAAAATGAGGTGACGCCATGGAAAATACACCGAAGATCCGAACCGTTAAAACCAACTACCATCTACCCTCATTATACCAGAAAGTAGGCATTTACTGCCGTGTCAGCTCCATGGCACAAACGCAGATGGGCAGCCTGGCACAGCAGGCATCTTTCTTTGTGCGGATGGTGGCCAAGCGGTATGATTGGCAGCTTGCGGATATTTATATTGATGTAAAGAGTGGTGAGACTGCGGGTCAGCGCTCTGAGTTCCAGCGGATGCTGGATGACTGTCAGGACGGTAAGCTGGATATCATCCTGACCAAAAGCATCAGCCGCTTCGGTCGCAACACAGAGGATACCATCAAGGCTCTGCGGCTGCTGAAGGCTGCCGGTGTAACGGTTATCTTCGACGCGGAAAAGCTGGACACAGCCTCCGGCGATTCTGAGCTGATGGTCACGATCCTGTCTGCCTATGCGGAGGCCGAGAATGACAGCAGACGTAAAAACCAGTATTGGTCCATCATCAAGCAGCTGGAGAACGGCACCTCCAGTTTGTACAACCGGGCTTGTTACGGTTACAAGAAGGGCGACGATGGCGAGCTGCTGATCGATCAGGAAGAAGCAGCCGTCGTGCAGGAGATCTTCAAAATGTACCTGTCCGGCTCCAGTATCGTGGGCATACAGCGGGAACTGGAGCGTCGGGAAATACCTTCACCCACAGGCAAGGCAAAATGGTGCAAGCGCAGTCTGGACACCATGCTCAGCAACGAGAAGTACATGGGTGATGCTGTTGTGTTCAAGAGCTACACCAAGAAAAATGTCCGGGTTCAGAACAAGGATGGCAGCCATGATAAGTATGTGATCAGTGGCAACCATCCCGCAATCATTTCCTCCGAGATGTTCCAAGCCGTTCAAGACGAGAAGAAACGCAGGAGCAATGTTGAGAAGGGTGAAGCCGGAGTCCGGCGGAAAGAAACCAAATACAGCTCCAAGCGAACAGAGGCCCCCTCTGAAGAATAATATATAGCCTAACTACTATTCCGAAAAAGTTGAAGAAAGTAGTTAGACTAAGCTTGGAAAGAGGAATAATTAAAAAGTGGACATACCTGACCGAAAAATGGAC